AAGCGAGGGCGCTTCCGTCAACCGTGGAGTACGCACCGGGTACGTTGATGCGCCTGCCGCCGAAGAAGATCGCGCTCGCCATCGTGGGTTATCCTTTTCTCAGCGGGGCTGAGTCTTGAAGCGCTCGAACTCGGCTGCCCACTGGGTTCGGGTCAGCTTGCGGATACCGTACACGCGCTTTTCGCATTTCACGAATGCGCCTTCGATGGGGCCTCCGCCGCGCATGAACTTGTCGACCAGGATACCCGGCTCGACTGGCGCAGCAGGTGCGGGCGCAGGCTCGGGAGCTGCCGCCGCTGCTACGGGCTTGGGCTCGGGCAGCATGACTTTGCCCTGGTCATCGACGAAGAACACGTCGTCGTCGGCCGAGGGCATCGTCGATCTCTGGTCTCGCTTACTCATCGTCGTCCTCCGTTGCGACGTAGCTCGATACGCCGCCTTGCACGCCGTCGACCACCACGTCGTCGCGGAAGATACCAGTGATGCGCAGGCGTCGCGCGTCCCTGTGGGCGAAGAGCCGCGGGACCGTCATGAGGACCTTGCACTGCACGTGCAGCGAGCGGGCGAACATGTTCTCGGGCAGGTGGTCCTCGGGCCCTAGCTCGCCTCCCGAGTATTTCAGCTCCAGCACGCCGGCGTTCTCGAGGGCTTCGCGCGCGCCAAAGAGGGTGAGCTTGGCGAACTGGTAGAGGTAGGCGCAGACGTCGGGGTTCTCGGCGTAGACCGTGACCCCGTAGGACTGCTGGAAGTACGTGCCCTCGTACTCCGCGTCCTCGCCCAGCTCGCCTTCGAGCGTCTCGCCGATGTAGTTGCCGAGCACGCCTGGTTCGGTCTCCTCCTCACTATCGAGAGTGACCGCTAGGCAGGGGAACTCGGCTGCGCTGCGCGGGTAGCCGAGCACCGTCGTGGGGGGCGACTTCGTGAAGTGAGCGACGAACTGCTCGCGCTGGGCAGCTGTCGCCGTGGGGTCGAAGAAGTGCCGAAAGAAGCGGGTCAGCTCATCGGGGTCGGCTGCGAGGCGCTCGACCTCGGAGCGCAGGACCAGGAGGATAAGTCGCTCGGCGAGCACCACCGAGGTGCGGACCTCGGCGAGCGCGGGGCCGTCGAAGAACGGTTCGATACCCGCATCGACTTCGCCTCCGAGGTTCCGCTTGAGCCTGTTTTTTCGGTTCACTTATCCGCCGCCGCCCTCGAGGGCTTGGGCAATGATGGCCCTGGCGAGCGACTGTACATGCGCCGTCACCTGCACAGCGAATCGGCGGGGCTTGATGCCCGGGTGGATCCAGTGCTGAGGCCCGCGCGTGCTGGCCGAGATGCGGCGGAACGTAGTGTACCCGCTCGTCTGCATCTTGCCCGAGGCCGTGGGCTGCGCCTTGCGCACCATGCCCATGTAGATCGACGTGGCGTGCCAGGGCTTCTCCACACGCCCGAGGATCGAGCGCGCGGTCTGGCTCATCCTCATGTTCGGGTTGAGGCGCTGGCCCCACACCGTGGTGCTCGCACCTGTCCCGCTCGCGCTGCGCCCAGGGCGCGAGACAGTCGCGCTGAGCTTTTTGGCGACGGCGTGGATGCTCTTGGGCATCTCGCTGCCGACGTTGCGCCCTCCGGTGCCAGGGGTGCCATGGCGGAACGGGATCGTGTTGTAGACCTTGCCGTCCTTGCCCGTCTTCGCGTTGGGCCCCGAGAGGAGCCACCGGCGCATATCGCCGCCCGGGAAGCCGTTTTCGATCATGTTGGGCATCCGGCCCGAGAGCGTGATCTTCACCTCGCCCTTGCCCTCGTCCATCTGGATACCCGCGACGTAGTCACGTGAGGAGGACTTGAGCCCCTCCTGCGCGAGCTTTTTCCAGTACTGGGTCGCCGAGGCGCCGAGCCCGCGCAAGATGCGCTTGGTATCGGCCTTCACCGGCATTGCGCCTGCGACTGCAGCGACTGCCTTGGTGACGTTGATGTGGATCCTCACGTGCCCGTGGTACGCGCTGGGGTGTTCACGTCCACGATGAAATCGAGCTTGGCCATGGCCTGGATGGGCAGCGAGATCACGTTGGGCTTGAGCGAGGCCTTGCGCCCCGACAGGTCATCGCGCGTCGCGTGAGGCCAGCTCACCACGATATACACAGGGTGGTGGTCGTAGAGGACGCTGAGGAGCGTGCCTGCTGCGATGCGGGCGTTGCCGACGGGCGTCCACTCGATCCAGCCGTGCTCGGTGATGACGAAATCCTGCCCAGGCGTGGCGAAGGCCGTGGCCCCTGCTGCTGTGCGGAACGCCATGCGCGTGACCTGCGCGATTCGATAGCGAGCCGAGTCGGTGCTCGCAGGGAGCTTGCTGCGTGTGCCGCGGCGATTGCCCTTCTTGAGGATCTCGTTGAAGGACATGATCGAGTCCTTCAGCTCGATGCTGTCTCGATAGCCGAGGCGGTACTTCGCCACGACGGTCACCGAGACGCTGCCCTCCTGCCACATGCCGAACTTCTGAAAGAGCTTGGTCTCCGCATCGAAGGCCGCCATGTGCGCCTGAATATCGAGCGGGTCGATGTAGAGGTAGCCCGAGCTGTCGCACTCGTCGCAGTCGAGAGACGCCTGGCCGGTCGTCTCGCTCAAGCAGACGCAGAGGATCGCCTTGCGCCAGACGACGTGCTTGCCGTGCTGGAGGATCGCCTTGGTGAACTCCTCCTCGCGGAAGTCGGCCCGCGTCTTGTTCGAGTCGGGCACCACCTCGCTGGTATCGAACTCCCCCACGGTGGGCGGGACCCGGACTGTCCGGTTGCCCTTCACGAGCGGCGCAGGGGGCGCGATTTTCTTGATCTCGGTCATGCAACCACAAACCTCGTGCCCTTGTAGAAGCGGCGGAGCGTCTCGATCTGCGACTTGATCTGCTTCAAATATTGGATAATCCGCGACCCGTAACCAGCATTTGTTGCGCTCGACGTGGTGCCGATGCTCTGCGACAGGCCGTCGAGGCTGAGCGAGAGCGTCGCGATGCCCGCGCCTGCGATGAGGTCGCCGAAGATGTTGAACGGGCCGAGGGACGCGAACATGCCGATGAGGTCGGTGATGTTGCGGGGCACGCGCCCCTCCTCGAAGCCCGCCGTGTAGCTGATCTGAAAGAGCCCAGGCAGGTAGTCCTGCCCGCTGTAGATCGCAGGCAGCCAGCTGCCGCCCGAGCCGATCATCACCTCGCTGAGCGTGCCCGCCGTGGGCACGACTTGGATGTGCCCCTTGATCTTGTCGAGGCGCATCCACTCGAGGGGGTAGACGACGACGTTCTGCCCCGAGGGGTACTGCAACGCGAACTCTTCGAGCGAGATGACCGGGTAGTTGTCGAGCTGGATGAAGTTGAAGCTCTGGTAGTCGGTCCGGTGGTAGTCGTGCACGTCGGTGAATGACGTGGGCAGGATCGGAATATCCAGCTCGTGCTCGATCCACCTCACCGCGGCCGTGATGTAGTGAAGGAACGTCGCGTCGGTGAGCGCGCGCCCTTGGTCGTCGGTGAAGTCGACGCCGAAGAGGTATCGAGCCTTCAGCTCGTCGATCGTCAGGATGTTGCGGATCGCCAGGCCCGCGCCGACGATGGGCTCGCTCGCTTCCGAGCACTGCCCTTGGATCGCGCCGCGCGTGGCGATGTACCGGGTGCGGTAGAAGAACTCGACCGAGCCCCCGCGGTCGGTGATCGAGTACCCCGACTTGTCCCTCTCGAGCACAGGGCGCTCTGAGCCGCTGGTGATCTCGAGCCACGAGAGCCCGAGGTCGTCTGAGCGCTCGAGGATGAGCCTATCGAACCCCGCGTCGATCACGTCGCTCATGGAGGGGTCGTCGATGGAGACTTTGATGACCGTGCCCGTCGCGCGCGTGCCGATCGCAGGTGACGCGTTTTCGACGACAGGAGGCTGGACGAAGTTGACGCTCATTTGTCCTCGGGCTTGGGCGGGGGAGGTCTGCTCGAGAGGCGCTCTTTGAAGGCTCGCACTGAGCCCCGCTGCTTGGCCTGCCTCGCCATGGCCTGAGAAGCATCGACCGCCTTGTCGAGCGACTCGCCTGCCTTCTCGACGGCGCCCTGCACGTTGCGCAGGAGGCGAGTGACGAGCGTGGGCTCGTTAGCGGGCTCGGGAGCTACGTACACAGGCACTAACGTTTTCGGCCTCACAGGTCGGTTGAGGGGCTTGGTCATGAGCGTCGCATCATTCCGGTGAGGGTTTCCATCGACGTGGTGATCTTATCGACGGACCTCTGCGTCGCAGAGACGTGCCTCACCACCTCGCTAGTGATCGACTGAGATTCGATAACGCGCTTCTCCTGCAGCTCGTCGATGCGCTTGGCGAAGTACTCCGAGGAGCGGAGGACCTGGGCCGCGCAGTCGACGTCTTTCTGCTTGAGCGTGCGCTCGTGGGTGACCTGCATATCGGTGGCCTGCATGTGCAGGCGGGTGTTCGCGCGCCACAGCTCTCGCAGGGCCAGCGCGAACACTCCGAACGTCGCTGCGAAGAGGACAGCTGTCGTGCCGCCTGTTTCGAGGACCTTGCTGAGGAACTCCCACATGCGCGGCCCAGTCTACGGGCGATACGAAAAGCGAGCGAACGTCAGGCGGCGTCGCCGTAGAGCGCCTTGTCGAGGACCTCGCGCATCTTGTCCTCGGCCCAGCCCTTTTTGACCTCGACGCCGTACTTCAGCGCGGCCTCCATGAGGCCTGCCTTATCGAGCGACTCGAGGTCGGGGCCCACAGCGAGACTCTCGTCGCCAGGCTCCCCTGCTACTTCCTCCACAGGAGCGGCAGGCGCCATGCTCAGCGCCGGAGGCAGGCTTTGGGCCACAGGGGCAGCCGCAGGAACCTCGGCCACAAGCGCGGCGACAGGGGCGGCCTGCATGAGCTGCGGGCGACCGGGCTCACGGCAGGGCATCCAGCCAGGCGTCCCGAGCAGGAACTCCGCGTCCTTGTCGGGCATATCGAAGACGCCCGACGCGTCGCCCTGGACGAGCACGTGGTTGCCTTCGCCCGTGCGCGCGAAGCGGAGGGTGAGTGCCTGCGAGCAGAGGGCGGTATTCTGAATCTTCATTGGGTTCTCCTTCGGCATAGCCCCTCGAAGGATCGAAAAGGGCGGGTCAGGATTGCTCCTGCCCGCCCGACTCTACCAGCTCACGCTAGCCTTGGAAGCTCAGCTCAGAGCGAGCCAGGAGCGCGGCCGATGTTCTTGACCAGGATGTTGCGCGCGGGCGCGTACATCTTCACCGCGCCGTAGAGCACCTGCGCCCAGCGGATCGACGTATCGATCGCGGCGAGCGGGATGCGCGTCATGGGGAGCAGCTGCGCCCAGCTGAACGAGCGTTCGTTCTGCATGAGCACGAAGCCCTGGCTGGTGCCCGGGATGTTTGCGTTGAGGTCGGTGATGACCTGCGTGGCGCCCGTGCGAGCGACGCGCGTCATGAGCTTGGCCGTGGCCGCCGCGCCGCCGAGGGTCGAGCGGTAGATCTCGTAGAACGAGGTGTCCTGGCCGCCGTCGGTGACCGTGAAGGTCACGCCGTCGCCCGTGGTCACCGCCACGCTCGCGGGCGTCACAGGAGCGGAGAGGCCGTACCTGTTGCCCGAAGCGATCCGGTAGATGTACGTGCCGATATCGGCTGCGACGAAGAGCGAGCCTGCCGCCGCGCCAGCCGTGGGGGCTGTCGAGGTGGGAGCGAGGGGGCGTCGATCGGTACGACCCACACCAGCAGCCACAGGCACGGGGCCGGGGTTGATGAAGACGTGGTCGTGGAGGTTGATCTTGCCGTTCTGGCCCTGGAACGCAGTGATCTGCGCGCCGAGGACTCCAGGAGCAGGCGCCATGCCGAAGCGCTGGCGATCGTAGACCTGCTTGGCGAGGTCGGCGAAGGGGCCCGTGCCGAAGTACGCGTCGGTCGCCTGACCGTAGTTGTCGCGGATCCGCAGGAGCATGTCGTTGAGGGCGTCCTCGGTGAGAGACCCGCCTCGCAGATCGATGACGTTGTCGGGAGCGCCTGCCGTGATCAGCTTCGCGAGCCCGTCCCACTGCTGCGGGATGAGGGTCGAGTCGCCGAAGAAGAGCGCGTTCTCGAGGTTGCGCAAAAGCTCCATCGTCTTGTTCATCGTCTCGAGGGCGATGACCGAGCCGTGGGCTGCGCGGATGGTGTTGGCGACGTGCGTGACGCGGCCGACGATCCCAATAAACTTGATCAGGACCGTGATGCGTTCGTACGTCGTGTCCTGCTCTTCGGGCAGGTCACCCTCGGGGAAAAACCCCTGGTTGAACGTACTGGCGCCACCGGCGGAGTAGCTCACCAAGCGGTTGAACTCTTCGACCGTGTTCGACGCCGGGACTTTCGAGATGCTCTTGAAGAGCTTGATCTCGTCCATCTCGTACGTGAGGTTCTTCAGCTGGGCTTCGAGACTCTCCTGGCGGAGAGGGAAGCCTTGGCCTGCGCTGGTGCCGGGGTTGTTGACGTCATTGCCGGCGTAGAGGGCCTTCATCAGGTCCGCTACTTCGCCAGACTGAGCGAGTCCCGCCCCCTGGTAGTCCTGTGCCGAAACGAATGCTCCGTGCATTGCCTTATCCTTTCCTTCGTCGTTCTTCAGTTATGCGGGTTTCGTTGCGACGCGGACTACCGATAGGTGCGCGCGAGCTTCTCTTCGGTGGGGTGAGTCGCGATGAAGCGATTCACAGCATCGACCGTCTCGGAAGAGATCACGTTGCCCCCCTCGAACAGGCCGATGACCTCGGAGGTCTTCTGCCCGTTGATGGTCTTCAGGCCCTTCTCGAGGTTCATGTAGGAGAGCGACGAGAGCAGCTCTCCCTTCGACAGCGGGGCGTGCCCGTTGCCGGCTTCGCCGGGCATCGACTTGGCGAGCGCCTGACGGTGCGTGGTCGCGCCCCTGGGCGACGCGGGCTGCGCTTCGACGATGCCGAGGCGCCTGTTGAGCTGGCTCGAGGCCTGAGCGATCGACTTGGTGAGCGCGCCGATCTGGTAGATCGCCGCACCGAGCGCCTTGTTGACCCGGGCTTGCTCGCCGCGGCCCTCGCCCATCGACTTGCGAATCGAGTCGAGGCTCTCGGCAGTCTTCTGCGTGAGGGCTTCGAGGTACGGGGAAATGTCGACCGCGTCGGCGATGTCCTTGTCCGCGCGGAACGCGTCCATCGACTTGCCCCAGTAGCCGGGCTGCGCCTTGCCTTCCATGGGGGGCGGCGGTTCGACACGCGAGTCGGAGGGACCGACGATCTTGCCCTCCATCTCGTCTTCGTCTTCGTCCTCTTCCTCGTCGTCGTCGTTCATGAAGGCAGCGATTTGCGACGCCGAAAAGCCCGCCGCGGCGAGGGTCGACGCCATCTTGCCGATCATCATGTCGTCGAGCGCGCCCATGTCTCCGCTGCCTGGGTAGCCGCCCGAGGTGGCCCCGCGCTCGTCGGTGTGGCCGCCCGAGGTGATGTTCACGCCTCCGTACGCCTTCACCAGAGCCGTCGCGTCTGCCGCCTTCACCAGCTCATCGAGCGAAGCGCTGAGACCGTCGATGTCGACCTGCTTGTCTGCCATGGGATATCTTCCTTTCCTGTTCACGTAACGGGGTGCCAGCGCAGCGCGTAGTCGACGACTCGCATGGCGAGGACCTCGTCGACCTTCGGGTTCGCCTTCATCAGAAGCGCGACCGCCTCCGACTTCACCATCTTTTTGCGCTTCTTCTTGCGGGCTTCGAGGCTCTGCGGCGCCAGCACGCGGCCCGCGCCTTCAGAGACGGGGCCCACGGGAAGCGGGCTCGCGTGCCCTGCCGAGAGGCTCTTGGCCAGGACCATGAGCGAGGTCTCTTCGTTCACCGGACACTTGGTGATCGCGACCTCCCGGACCTGCGCCTTGCGCACGATCTTCGGGTTGAGCGCATCGCGTTCGAGGATTTTGCCTTCAACCGAGAAGCCCAGCTTTCGGTTGGTCTTCTGAAGCGCGTTGGCCTTGCTCCAGATTTTATCGGCTCGCTCGTCGCCCTTGAGCAAGTAGCCCTCGACGTACCAGGCCTTGTGCCCGTCGGGCAGGGTGCGGATCTCCGCGATCTCCGGGTAGCCGACGACCGAGTCGGTGCTCGAGTCGTGGTTGTCGTTGAACCAGCCATGCTCGAGGAAGGGAGCGAAGTCGAGACCCTCTTGGATGAGCGTCTCCTGCTGCCTGTCGAGGTGGCTCGTCGATACGATGCCGCCGATGCGCCTGCTGCGATCGCCGTCTTCGGCTTTCTCGAAGCAGTCGAGAGCGATGTCGAGCTTGAAGGGCATGCTCATATCCGACCTCAGAAACGACGAAAGGCGGCCCGGGAAAATCCCGAACCGCCTCTGTTAGGCCACGACGACGATATGCCCGGGTATCGAGAGATCTGTCAACTACGGCGCGCGACGAACTTCGGCGGGGCAGCCTTGGTGAGCGCCATGTCGCCGGGCGAGAGCGTCAGCGGAAGGAGCACGCCACGCCCGCACGCCTCGCAGTTGATCTCGGCCGCGCCCGACTTGTGGAGGACGAGCACGCGCGTGCGCGCCTTGAGCTTCTGCCCGTCGCTCGTCGGGCGAAACACCATCGAGGTGCAGTGCGGACACTGCATTCAGCCCACGATCACGCCGAGGCGCTTGGCGTAGCCCTTCAGGCCTTTGGGGATCTCGATACCGTGCGCGATGCAGGCGCGGAAGGTCGCCTTCCACATGCGCACGATGTCCGCGTGGCTCGCGCGCCCTCGGAGCTGGATCTCGTTGTTCTGGTCGCTGAGGAACTTCAGCGCCGAGCGCGCGGTGCTCGCGTTCGGCTGATTGCAGAAGTACGCGACGTCGACATCCCCCTCGAAGGGGATGCCGACGCTGAAGATGTCCGTTAGGGACAGGTCGTTTCCGCTCAGTGCCACGCGAGGGTGCTCCTTGGTACAACGAAGCGTACCGCGTGCATGGCCTTTCGGACGACTGGGGGCAGAAGGGGCCGAAGCGGGGTCTCCTTCAGCTCGGAGAACTGCGAGAGTGAGCCAGCCCGAGCCGTGAGGTAGTCGTACTTCGATATCCTGACGACGGGCTCCTGCATCTTCTTCATGGCGAATTCGTAGGCCTTGCCCTTGATTTTGCCTTGCGCGAGCGCCATGCGTTCCACCTGCGTCGGGCTCTCCGTGACCCAGTTGTTCGTGGCGACTTTCTTCTTGCGTGTGCGGGTTTTGCCGTTGTCGTTCACGTACGTCTCGGTGACGGTCTTGAACTCTCGCATCGTGACCGACGTCGTCAGGCGTTTGACGTCGACCAGGCATCGACGTGCACGGAGGATCTGCCTATCGAAGGGCGTGAGGTGGTTGCGCAGGATCTCGTTCATGATGTCGTGCTCTTGGATCGCATGAGGAGAGATGAAGCTCTCCTTCGGGCGAGCAGGATCAGGAATCGAGCCCGCGGCGCGCAGGCGAATGCCGACCTCCGCGCGTGCCCCTTCGATCTTATCGAACGCGCGCTGAGCGAACCACGACTCGACGATCTGGTCGGTCCCTGCGCCGGGTAGCGTGGCGAGGAGGTTCTGCTCTTCGGGCGTGAGCGCGTGGTTGATGGCCTCGCGCACGATCATCGTTGCCGCCTCGACGCCCTCGTACTCCTTGAAGCCGCTCTGCTCCTCGGCGTCCCTGATATACGCGCCGATGCGCATGATGAGGTCCTTGGCGGGCCCCTGGATCTGCTCGGGGAGCATGCGCGCGGCGCGCGCGATACGCTGCGCTTCCTCCATGGGGCTGAAGCGTGAGTCGTACATGAAGAGGTTGTTGGCCGGCCAGCAGAGTCCCATCTGAGCAGCGTCGGAAGCGACCATCACCTGCGCGCTATTGAAGATGTCGATCTGCCGATCGGAGAGCGGCTTGCGCTCGGTCCAGTAGGGGTCGATGAGGCCTGCGATCTTCTGGGCCACGGCCTTCAGTTCGTCGCCGCGGAGCGTGCGGGACTCGATCTCGAGCGCCTCTACCTGGCGGGCGATCTTGGTCGGCAGGTCGCTCTCGTAGACGTAGTCCTGCGTGAGCTGCCCCGCTGCGTTGATCTTGCCCGAGACCCGCATGGGGACTTCGAGCCGCTCGGGCTTGCCGTTCTTATCGAGTCTGCCGAAGTCGTTCACGAAGTTTTTCTCGATCGACTCGCGCTGGGCGCGGCCCCAAGGCTCACGCACTGCGGCCGAGTCGCTTGGACCCTGGCGCGCCATGGGCAGCTTGGTCGACTCGCTGCCGTAGAGCGTGCGCCACACGAACATCGAGATGCCCGCGTCCTTGCCGAACATGTCCTGCTGACGCTTGAAGATCTCGCTGTTGATGTCGCGGTCGCCGAGCGTGGCGGTGCCGCCCATGTACGAGACGAAGAACTTGCGCGTTTCGTTGGCGCGCTTCTTATCGGAGTCGCTCGACCACGCAGGGTCGCCGAGCGCCTCGTTCACGTCCATGTATCCCATCTGGCGCATCTTCGATTCGGCCGTGCGGCAGGAGCTGCCGATGAGCTGGCCAAAGATGATGAACTGCTGCTTGTCGCCTGCGCCGAACTTGTCGCTCAGCACGGCGCACATGATCTGCTCCATGCCGTCGCACTTGGCGTTGCCCGAGGTGGTCGCCGCATCGAACATGGCGCGCTGACGGCGCCTATCGGGATGCCGCTGGATCGAGTGATGCGAGAGGCCCGTTTTCGGCGCCTGCTTGCCCTTGGGTGCGGGTACCTCTTCGCCTTCGGGCGTGTCCTCCGCGTCCTCTGCGTCGTCTTCGGTGGTGCCGCCTTCACCGCTGCTGTCGCCCGTCTCGTCCGTGTCGTCGTGCCGGCCAGTCCAGTCCCAGTCGTGCTCGCCGTCGAAGTAGAGGCCTGACGACTTGCGGTTGGGGTCGCGCACGAAGCGATAGCCGACAGGGACCGTGATCGTCTCGGTCTTGCCCGTCTCGGGGTCGTAATACTCCGTGGTGAGAGGCTCGATCTCGCCGCTGTCGTCGTTGTAGGTGCCTCGGCAGGTCATGCCCTCGGGGCCGTAGTCGGGGTTCTTGATGCCGCCGCCGTTGCCGATGCCTTCGCCCCGCATCCACTTATCGCCCGTGCGCGTGACGAACTCGCCGCTGCTTTCGAGCGCGTCGAGCAGCTCCTTGCCGACCTTGGTCTCGGCGATCACTTTGCCTTCGAGCTTCTCCTCGTAGGCGATGCCGAGCAGGTTCTCGATATGCACGCGGAGCGCGTTGAGGTAGCCCTCGTTGACGATGTCGTCGCTCACGTGCGCAAGCGAGGGCCACTTACCCCCCCAGCCCAAGGGAGGCGGGGCGAGCATCTTCTCGAGCGAGGGGAGAGCGAACACGCGCCTCGTGCGGACGCTCTTACCCTCGGGGTCCGTGATCACCTGCTCGTAGAGTATCGACTCGCTCTGATCGGGCGACTTGTAGCTCATCGTGTTGGTGATCGAGCGCATGACGCCGATCTTGCGGCGGGCGTCCTCCTTCAGGAACTTCGCCTCGTCGAGCCCGAGCGAGCCCGAGGCCTCCATCATCTCGCGCTCGTCGTCGTTGAAGTTGGCGCCCGCTGCGCGGTACATGCGCTTTTGCTGGCCCATCAGCGGCATGGGGCTGTTTTCGTCGAGCAGCGGCTTGGGCATGCTCTTGTTCTTCACGTCGGCGACCGTCGCCACGTGGATCATCGGCTGGATCTTGGTCATCAGCTCGGCGACGTTTGCCGGATTCAGGTCAGTCTTGGCGGGCTTCTTCTTGCCCAGCTCGCGCGCGTGAGCGCTGCCGATAAGGTGCTTGTCCTCGAACTCCTGATCGGTGCCGAGGCTGACTGCTCCTCCCGAGACCATATCGACCATGCGCGGCAGCACGGTGAGCTTGTTGGTGATCGGCGTGCCGCTCATGAGCAGCACCATCTTCATCTTGGGTGACTTGGTCCACTTGCCGATGGCGCGCGCGAGCTTGCTCTTTTTCTGATACTTGTGCGCCTCGTCGCCGATCATCGCGTCGAACTGGTCGAGCGCGTAGAGCAGCGCTTCGTTGTTGCGGAAGTACTCGTTGCTGATGACGACGTCCTGGCTCGGATCCTTCCAGGGATTCCAGAGCCTCGGGTTCTCCTCGCACTTGGCCTTCCAGTGTGCGATCGCCCGAGGCCAGTAGATGTCGTCGTGCTCGCCCTCTTTGCGATCGGGCGCCTTGGGGATCTGCTGCGCGCCCGAGAGACCTGAGGCGCCGATAAGCGTCGGAGCTGCAGCCTTGAAGCGCACGAACTCGCGGTACGTGTTCTCGGCCGTCTGCTTGGGCAGGATCGTCAGGCAGCGCTTGGACGGCGCGTTCGGGTGCAGCTTGGTCGGGTCGGTCGGATCGGGGCAATTGCGCGCCAGCTCGCCCGCCATGATCGCGAGTCCAGTTTTACCCGTCCCCATAAAATGCATCGCGTAGAGGCGGAAGTTGTTGAGCACGAAGTGCTGGAGGGCCTCCATGCGGTGGGGCTGCGGCTGGATACCCTCTTTGCCCGTCACGAGGTTTCGAAGCGGCCCATCGGGGTTGATGTTGCCGTCTTTGTCTTGGAGATCGCTGAACTCGACGATCTGCGTTTTGCCCGACTCCTCGGTCATGCGCGAGCGCGTATCGACGTCCTGCAGCTTGGCGAGCACGCCGCGGTCCATGACGAAGCCGCCCACGCGGTTGCGGAAGCGAGGCAGTTCGTCCAGCTGCAGCGTGATCGACTCCTCGCTCTCCCAGGGGTACGGATTCGAGATGGTGATGCCGGGCATCTTCTCGACCTCGAGCCGCGAGATGAAGCCGTCCTTCGGGAGCTTCACGCGGATCACGCCGACGCCGCTGCTTTCGAGCGTCGAGTCGCGCGGGACCTCGTCGAGGTAAAGAAGCAGGTCGTGCTCGAGAGCCTCGACATGCCGGCGCCGCAGGTCCGGGTGATCGGGGATGAGGTCAGCAGGAGCCGCCTCGATCACTGCGACAGTGATGGGCTCCCGTGAGGCAGCTGTCTCGCCTCCGATAGGCTCGACCGAGTAGGCCTTGGTGCCATCTGCCAGCTCCTTTTCGCCGCGGAGCGTGCCGAGCATGCGCTGCTTGGTGCGAGGGTCGAAGTAGTAGACGAACGCGTCCTGCGTGAAGGGCGTCTGCGGGAGCGCGGCCTCGGTGACTGCGGGGATATCGAGCGAGTCGTGCTCGTTGAGGAGCTGGTCGATGCGCACAGGGGCGTCGGCCTTTTTGCGCCGCTGCCAGTAGTCGCCGACGACCTTGGGAGGGCCTGCGCCGTCCCACTGCAGCTGGATGTGAGCCGCCGAGCCGTTGTCGCCGTCGACCGTGACCCACGCGCGCCGGCCCACGTAGGGCACGCCCGTGACCGGGTCCATGCCCGCGACCATCGCGGCCTCGCGCAGTAGCTCGCTGAGCTTGGTGGCGTCGGGGATCTCCAGATCGCCAGGGTTCACCATTTGAGCGGCGATCGGATCGACGAGCTGGTAGGGGGCGTACTTGCCGTTCTTGGCGAGCAGGATATTCGCGGTCGTGCCGTACCTGCGTGCGAGCACGTAGGTACG